TGATATCATGCAGATGATCAATCAGCAGAACTTAGCTATGCGTATCTTCACGAGTGCTCAGATTGATGCTACGGGTCTCGTTAAGTCTCCTGAACAGGTTGCTAAGGAACAGCAGGCAATGATGGAACAGTATGCTGCCCAGCAGGGTGTTGATGCTCAGGCTCAGATGGCAATTGACAACAACAAAGCTCAACAGGAACAGGGGGTGTAACAGGTGAGCGAAGAAACAACAAACTTGAATAGTGATGGTCTTAGTGTCGACAATGGGGTTGACATTATGATCTCAGGAACTCAGCAACTCTCTCTTGATGGAGATGAAGCCTCAGGGCTTCTTAAGGAGGGTGATGTTGTCCCTGTAGAGGAACCTCAGGAGGAGCCTCAGGCAGAACCTACGGCAGAACCTCAGGGCGAACCTCAGGTTGCCCTTAATGATAAGATTGAGAAGCACACGAAGACCTTAGATGCTCTTGGTAAGGATCTTAAGGCTAAGGGTGTGGACTTCAATCAGGCCATTAAGGAATACAATGAGTACGGTGCCTTGTCTAGTAAGACTATGGCTGACCTTGCTCAGGCAGGTTATCCTGCAGAGGTCATTGAGGGTTTCATTGAATCACGACAGAACCTTGAGAGTGAGTTCACTAATGCTGTCTATAATTCAGCAGGTGGAGAACAGGCGTACAACAAGGTTATTGAGTGGGCACAAGGAAACCTCTCTAATAAGGTTCTGAGTTCCTTTAATCGAGCTATTGACAACAACAATCTTGAAGCTGTTACTCTTATGTTTGAGGGTATGAAAGCTAAGATGATTGCTAAGCAAGGAACACGTAATCCTACTATTATGGGTGGTGGGGTTACTACGGGTGGCTATAAGGGCTTCTCAAGTAAGCAGGAAGTAGTGGAGGCTATGAGTGACCCCCGCTATGGTGCTGACCCCAGTTACACTAGAGCTATCGAAATGAAGATGTACTATACTCAGTTGTAACGTACCCATAATAAAAACATTTCCTAATAACAATAATATAACTACAATAAGAATATAATAAAATGGCTGCGTTAACCGCTAATTCTATTTCTAATCCTGGTCAGAATCTGAGCACTGGTGATCGTGATGAGCTGTTCATGAAGATCTTCTCTGGTGAAGTCCTTACGGCTTTCACGAGAACGTCTGTCATGATGGACAAACAGATTGTTCGTACTATTCCGCACGGGAAGAGTGCTTCGTTCGCTGTCATGGGTCGTACTCATGCTAAGTATCTTACCCCGGGTAACTCCTTGGATGATCAGCGTAAGAAGATGGAGAACACGGAGCGAGTGATTGCTATCGATGGTCTCCTCACGGCTGATGCTCTTATCACGGATATCGATGATGCAATGAATCACTATGATGTCCGTACGGAATACTCGAAGCAGCTTGGTGAAGCTCTTGCTCAGGCTTTCGACTGTGCCTCTATCAATGAACTTGCTAACACGGGTGCTAAGACTGCCACGGGTATGCCTGAGAACATCCCTGATAATACTGCTCTTGGAAATCCGGGTACGGGCAAGGCATTTGAGTATGTTACGGGTAAGGAGGAAGCTACGACTGTGGAGTATGGCAACATCCTCCTGCAGGGTCTGATTGATGCCCGTGCTCAGTTTACGAAGAATTGGGTTCCGGCAGGTGACCGTTATTTCCTTGTCTCCCCCGAAGGTTATTCGGCTATCTGCCGTGCCCTTATGCCGGATGCTGCTAACTTTGCTGCTATCTTTGATCCGAATACGGGCAAGCTCCAGAATGTCTGTGGCTTCCAGATTGTGGAAACCCCGAACTTCTTGAACAATGGTGTTGATGGTAAGCACGCTCTTAAGGATCAGATCTCTACGGCTGTCCTTCAGGGTATCGCCTTCCACCGTTCCGCTGTGGGTGCCCTTAAGCTGAAGGATCTCGCTATGGAACGTGCTCGCAGAGCTGAATATCAGGCTGATCAGATCATCGCTAAGATGGCTGTGGGTCACGGTGGCCTTCGTCCTGAAGCCGTGGGTCTCTTCGTTAAGACTGCTCAGGCTAGTGCGTAATGTACTCGGAATCCGACATTAAGGATTCCTATTTCTATGTCAACGGGGGTTCTAAGAAAGGCTCCCGTTTGACTGTAGAAGAAAAGATTAAATTAGGTTTGATTAAAGCCCCAACTGAAGTCAAACCTAAGGTAGTCTCTAGGAAGCCTAAGATCCCTGCAGCTCCCAAATAATACATAATAACAACTATAAAAATACTACTACAAAGGATAAATTATGATTGTCACTCCTTCTAACAAACTAGATGCAGTGAATGAGATTTTATCTGCTGTAGGCTCTAGTCCTGTCAACTCACTTGAAGATGAACTGAATGTAGACGTTCTGAATGCAGTGAGGATTCTCGATAGTGTCTCTAAAGAGATTCAATCAAGAGGATGGGACTTTAATATTGAAGATTCAGTAGCTTTATTGCCGGACGCTGATACTAACTTAGTTCCCTGCCCTAATAATTATCTTAGGTTTGTCAGCAGTGGTTATAAGTTGATCAGACGATCCGGCTATTTTTTCGACATTCTTTCGCAGACCAATGAGTTCCCTGAGGGTTTGACTTTAGATACTCTGGTTAGAGGATTAGACTTTGAGGAGTTACCTGAGGTATTCCGTAAGTTCATTACTTGTCGTGCAGCTAGAATCTTCCAGATGAGATATCTTACTTCAGATGACCTGAATACGCATCTGATGACTGAGGAATCTAGTGCCTATGCAGATATCATTGACTATGATCTAACTACGGGTAACTATAATATCCTCAATGATGACCAATACATTTCTCAGTATATCCAGAGGAGCTAATAGGGATGCCATTAGTATCGCAATCAACAGTATCCTATAAGGGTGGCGTATCTCAGCAACCGGATATCATTAGGTTTGCTGATCAGGTAGAGGAGCAGATCAATGGTTTCTCTAGTGAAGTCGATGGCCTGCAAAAGAGACCTCCTACAGTTCACATTAAGAGACTTGGGGACAGAGTAGATCCACTCACTACTAAGTATCATGTCATTAACAGAGACGAGACTGAGCAGTATATCTTAGGTATGTCCAGCGGGGCTCTAAAGGTATGGGATTTTGAAGGTAATGAAAAGAAAGTTGTTATTGACAATGATGCTAGTTATCTTAATGTCACGGACGCTAATGATGAATTTAGAGCAGTCACTGTTGCAGACTATACGTTCATTCTGAACCGTAGTAAAACCGTTGGTATGTCTAGCTCTGCTACCTCTCGAACAGGTCAGAACACTGCACTAGCGTACATTAAGAATGCCTCCTATGCTAAGACCTATGCTCTCTTTATGGGCAGTACCTTTATGTGTGGTGTCATTACACCTGATGGTGGTGTAGCTAAGCAGGCTGTACAGACTACCTCTGCGTACATTGCAGAGAAACTTGTAGCCTTAGCTACAGGTTCTCAGGGTGCTGATGATGGAGCCACTACCTATGATTGGCTATTAGGACAGGTTGGAGGCAGAGCCTCTATGGGGTTCGCTAAGAATCCTAAGTTCAACTTCGCTGCTTATAACTTCCTTGTCTTTGGTGATTCCGTAGTTTCCATCCAATCTAAGTCTAGCTGGGATATGCCTAATGTTGTTGTTAAGGATGGCTTTGGCAACACTAATGCATATGTCTTGAAGGGTTACGTTAACAGTGTCTCTAAGCTTCCCCCTGCTGCTCCTGATGGTCACATCATGCGCATCAAAGGTGAATCTAACTCGGCTGATGATGACTACTATGTTAACTACAATGAAGGTAAGAATGCTTGGCTAGAGTGTGCTGCTCCCAACATTCATTATAAATTTGATTACTCTAGTATGCCTCATGCTCTCGTAAGAGAATCTGATGGCTCCTTCCACTTCAAAAGACTTACTTGGGCTGATAGAGCAGTAGGCGATGAGGACAGCAATCCTGAGCCTAGCTTCGTAGGGGGAACGCTGAATGATATGTTCTTCTACAGAAATCGCTTAGGGTTCATCAGTGGTGAAAATGTTATCCTCAGTGCTTCTGCTGATTTCTTTAATTTCTGGTTTAGATCAGCAGCTACTATTGCTGATACTGATCCAATTGACCTTGCTGTATCTTCAAACAAAGTCTGTATTCTAACACATGCAGTACCATTCAGCAGGGAACTAATGTTGTTCTCTAGAGAGGGGCAATTTGTTCTCTCTAGCGATGGCGTAATGACCCCTAAGAATGCTAAGGTTGATCAAATCACTTCCTTTGATTACAGTGATGATGCTCAGCCTTTAGGTGTAGGACAAAGTATTTTCTTTATCTCTAGCAGAGTTAACTATTGCTCTCTTATGAGATACTATACGGTACAGGACGTAGCTGATCTTAAGGATGCTGAGGACGTAGCTGCACATGTTCCTATGTATATTCCTAAGGGAATCTTTAGGCTCTCTGGTAATTCTTCAGACAATGTAATCACACTGTGTTCACGTACTCATCCTAACACTGTATGGATCTTTAAGTACATCGTTCAGAATTCCCAGAGTCTGCAGCAGTCATGGTGCAAATGGACGTTCCGATATGAAGGTACTCAGGTCTTACTTGCAGAGTTCGTAGGCTCTGAAATCTACTTCCTTATTAACACTGATGGCGGACTGTTCTTAGAGAAGACCAGGCTTACAGGTCAGGCAGTAGACTTCTCTGATGAGCCTGTAAGGTACTTTATGGATCGTAAGGTACGCTATGTCATCCCTGTTACTAATAAGTACAGTGACTACAATGACTATACCGAGGTCTCCCTAAAGGATGTCTATGGTGCTGTTCCTAAGATTGGCTCAGCTACGTATTGTCTAGTTGGTGCTGATGGCTACTATCATCAGGTAACCGATTGGGATGCTAATGGTGTCTTTAAGGTGACCGGTGATCTCAGAGGTATGACTTACTTCGTAGGCAGACAATATGAATTTGATGTTGTATTGTCTAGACCAATGATTAAGAAAACTACTTCGAATGGTACTACAGTCTCTGAAGATGAAGGCAGATTACAACTGAGATACTATTGGTTTAACTATAGTAACTCTGGTACCTTTGATGTGTCTGTAGACAATGATGTCAAGAATAAGCACTTTAAGTACACTTGTACATCTAAGGTCTTAAGTGAATCTCCATTAGTCTTAGGAGCCTATAGAGTAGCAACAGGTAAGTTTAAGTTCCCTGTGCAGGACAATAGTACTGAGGTTAAGATTACAGTTACTTCAGATAATCCGTTGCCTGTGAACCTTATCTCTGGTGGTTGGGAAGGATATTATATTCGGAGGAATAGTCAGACGTGAGAAAGGGATTAACTCTTAAGAAAGCTATGGTAGGTGCTCTGCCTAGTATGGCGCCTATGGAGCAAGAGATTGGTAAAGGTCTTGTTATGGCTACTCTGTCTCTACCTGAGGCACCTATTGAAGTAGATCATTTCCTGTGGGCAGGCTGTTACGTTAGAACCATTCTATTGAGAAAGGGTGAGATTGGTGCAGGTGCTTTCATTAAGATTCCTACAGTGGTTATCGTTAGTGGGTACTGTAAGGTTGTCGTAGGGGATCACCTAGAGGAGATCTCTGGCTATTCTGTATTGAAAGGTATGGATGGCCGTAGGCAGGTCTTTAGTGCCTTTGATGACACCTACATTACAATGTTCTTTGCTAGTAACGCATCTACTGTAGAGGAAGCAGAGAAAGAGTTTACTGATGAGTGGCAGTTATTAACTAACAATAGAGAGGAACTATGTCAGGAATAATTGCTGCAGGTGCAGTAATCGGTGCAGTTGCAGGTGGTGGCAGTTCCCTGTGGCAGAGATCAAAGTACAACAGATCTCTCACTAAAGCATTCAAGAAACAGATGTACTATGCTCAGATGAACTACAATTGGAATCAGAACCAATTGACTAGACAAGAGCAGAGTGCCTATGATAATGCTGTGAGCAACTTATTTCAGTTGTCTTATAACGCCTTGCAGAATAATGCTACAGTTGAAGCTTCTCTAGCTGAGACAGGTTACGAAGGGCGAACTGCAGGACAAATCAAAAGATCAATCTCAGGTGCAGTGTTGCGACAAAAGACTGCTCTTAAGGATGCCTATGAGACTGATGTAACTAACATTAGATCTCAGAAGGATGCTCTATATGTCCAGATGAAGAATTCTGTAGAGCAGGCTAGAGATCAACTCAAGAGCCAATATAAGGGTGGCATGAGCTACGTTATGGAATTCCTCGATAGTTCCGCTAAAGGTGCAGCTATTGGTGCAGCTACAGCAGGTGCAGGAAGTGCCCTTGCAGGCGCTGCAGGTACCGTAGGTGGTACTGGTGGTACCATTGCGGGTACTGTGGGTGGAGAGGCAGTTGTTGCAGGTACCTCTAGTGTTGGGGGTTCTGAGGGTCTCTCTGGTATTGCAGGAGCGAATGTCTTAGGTACATCTACTGCAGGTGTTACTACTTCTTCGTCTACTATGGGTACCGGTACTAGCTTTATGAATAACTTTATGGCTAATTATAGTACCCTTAAGACACAAAACCAAGGCATGTTTAACTTCCTTGATTACTTACAAAACTTTACTGGGGCGATGAATCAGGGGTATAACCGTAGAGGTTCCTATGGAGGTTATTACTACTAATGGCTTATAAGAATACAGCAGGTACTACGTCCATTGCTAATGAGATGGGTACTTGGAGGTACTTCAATTCTGGCTTAGCTAAGCTCGGGGAATATAAGAGTGCAAACCTAAACATTGATTCCTCGAAGGTGACTGCTGATCTCGAAGGTGACTGGGTGAATGCCTTAGGTCTAGCCTTTAAGCAGGCATCTAAAGACTTCGATCAGTATCAAATTGATGAAGCAAAGCGACAACAGGTAAAGAAGAAAGAGGTAGAGGACTTAGCTGATAAGTATTTCCAAAGTCACTCTATTGAACAGTATCAGCAGGATATCAAGAATAATCGTATTCCGTTTCAGGACAATCCATTCGCTATGTCTAGACTTAAGTATCTGCATGGTCGAATGGCATACAACCTGACCTATCAGGACTTTGTTAATGAACAGGTTAATACGAATAAGCTTGCTGGTAAGTCTCAGGTTGAAGTAGATTCAGAGTTCTATCAGTACGCTAAAGAGAGCCAAAAGGATCTTGCTGATTCCTTTGGTTACTCTATGGATGATGAGTTCTTTAAGGAGGGTTTCTTTGAGACTTCTCCTGAGGGTCGTCTAAAGGTAATCGCTCAGAAGGAAGCTGTAGAGGATAAATGGGAAACTGAGAAATCTCTTATTGCTGATTCCTCTAACATTGCTACGATCATTAATTCAGGGTCACCTAATGCAGGTCAAGCTTTCCTGAATTACCTTGATCAAATGGGGAGAACTACGGGGGCTAACTATTCCCCTGAGATGCAATATAAGCTTCTCAACAATGCTTTCCAGATGGCCTCTAAGTCTCGCTATGGTTCTCAGCTTATTGAGAGTATTGCAGATAAAGAGATTCCGTTCATCAAAGGGACTACCTTTAGAGAGCTATTAGGTGAGGATAACCTTAAAGCATGGCTTGTCAACGCAGAGACTGTAAAGGCTACTGACAATGCTATGGAGTTCTCTCACTGGCAGGGTCAGATTGACAAGTATGTTGAGGATGGCAACTATGTTCTCCTCAGTCAGCTTAAGGATGAAGAGTATCTTTCTAATAACAATGTAGAGACACCTAGAACTAAGTATCTTGATCAAGCAATCAGGAACGCTAAGAGAACTGCTCAAGCTAACCTTAAGGCAGCTGGGAAGATGCGAGGGGATGCCCTCTATGAGGAGTACCTAGGTAATACTCTTATAGCTAACCTTACGGGTACTGCGGTTCCTACTGAAGAGGCTTTCAGGAAAGTACTTCAGGATGCGGGTATCTCCCTGAATTCCAATGATATGAAGGTTATCGGGCAAGGGTTTGTCCAGAAGCTCTTTACTGAAGGTGATCCAAAGAAGGTCTCAATGCTGCTCACTATGGCTACCTCTAAAGGTACTCCTAATTCCATTAGAGAGCCTGTCACTGAGATGCTTAAAGAGTACTATCAGGACTTAGATCATAGACTTAATGAAATTGCTATGACCGGTAAGATCTCATCTAAGGATGCTGTAGATTTACTTACGGATAAGGAAGCAGGTGACTTCCAGTATAATATCCCGGGTCAAGCTAGAGCAATCTCTATCTCAGGGTTATCCCCGGGATTCCAGACCTTAATGAGTCTCTACAGTACGAATCCTTCAGCAGTACGGCAGATCCTTACTAATGGTACCTATGGTGACACTCGTGTATATTCTCAGTTGTCTACTGTAGATATGGCTATTAGACTTGGTAAGAATCCCCTTCAGGTCCTCGCTTCTGCTCAGGCTTTTAAGGCTCAGCAACAGAGAAAGGCACTAGAATCAGGCGTTCCTTTAGAGCAGCTATTGCCTAGATTCATAGTAGACAGGAATGAGATTCAGGGTTTAGTTGGCACTGGGGGTCTCAACAGAGCTACTACGGATATGTTGGATACCCTTGTGTGGGCTGAGATTCAAGCTTATAAGGATGCCAATCCTACAGATGATACCTCTATCCGTAAGCTTGGTAAGGCTGCTATGGAAAAGGTAGCCAATGAATTCGTGGGTGTCCGTGGCTTTGTCCTCCCAATTGCTTCTATTCAACAAGGCTTAGGTGAGGTTGGGGTTACCCCCCAGTCTCCTGAGGATCTAGCTAAGTATGCCAATGAGGTCTTTAAAGACTACATGAGTGAGAGGGGTCTTAATACTCCTATGCTTTATGATAGTTCTTTCTATGATGTCAACAGAGATAATATTTCTGTAGTTGCTCTTGATGGCACTGAGAATATGGTTATTCCTATGAAGGACTTCACTGCTAGAATTAAAGCTAAGATTGTTAAGAATATTGAGGAGGGTTCCAAGTTTAAATGGCCGACAATTCATACGTTCCGGTAGACACTGGGGAATATCCTGTAGCTAACCTAGGGAGGTTCTTAGGAGCCTCTAAGCCTCAGTATGAAGCCTATGTAACTACTACTCCTATTGAGAACATTCCTGAAAAGGATGTACTTAAGGGAGACACTAAGAGTTATAGTCTCTTTAACTTTAACGAGAGTGCTTTTGTAGATGGCGTTAAGGTTTCTCCTATTGGCATGTGGGTTCGCAGAGGGGGCTTTACTACCAAGAAATATGAACCTACAGAAGAAGAAAAGGATGAGCTGTATAAGCAATTCAACTATGACAAGGATGATATTGACTTTGTTCTAGACAATGCTTCTTCTATGGAGGATGTTAAGAGGAATGCAGACTTACTTGCAGAGAACCGAAGGGTTGAAGCTCAGTTTGCTAACAGCCCTTGGTACATGTCTTTAGTGGGGGGCTTAGGGAGTGCTGTAGGTAATCCAGTGGATATTGTTACTACGGTTGCTTCAGTTGTAGCTCCCCCTATTGGTGTCTCCTCTAAGGTAGCTTTAGGTGCCACTAAGGTCACTGCTAATGTTGTCTCAGGTGTAGCAGCTAATCAGCTTCAGGATTACGTTACAGGTATTCATCATGATGTCTGGGCAGACGTTGGTGCTATTGCAGGTCTTACGTTAGGCTTTGAGGGACTAGGTAAAGGTTTACGTACAGTCTCTCAAGTTAACCGTAAGGTTGCTATAGCTCATGATGCTATGCTAAAGGGTGAGAAACCCCCTGAGGATGTTGTCTTTACCCCTATCGAGAGAACACTTGCTAATAAGACTTTACCTCTTGCTAGAAAGATGAATGACCTTAGAGAACAGCTTACCTCTAAGTTGCCTTCAGTTGAATTCAAACAGAAGCTATTGTCTTATAGAGATAAATCTGAGGATCTTAAGGAATACATTGGTAACCTCACTCATTGGGAACAAGGTATCCGTACTGATGAAGGTTTTAAGCAGAGACTGAATAGCCCTGCTAAGAATACTCTCTTTGATGAAGTAGAGGGCCTTATGGTTGAAACAGATAGCCTCATGAATACCCTTCCTCATGATGTACAGAAGTTATCCAACAGGTACGGAAGAGAGGAGACTAATGAGTTTCTTTATGACAAGATTGGTGGCTATGATGTCTCTAAGAATCCACTTAGTAAAGATCCTGAAGCTGTAGCACTGGCCGATAGAATCTCAGATACCTATAGACACCGTGGCCTTAAGCTTCATCATCTTGGTCTAGTTGATGCTGCCTATAGAATTGGTAAGTATGTTCCAGTAGTTATTGACAAATGGAAGATGCATGACTTCCTGCTTAGAGTAGGTGGAGATGAGCAGGCAGGTATCTATCTTCAGAGTTACCTCTATACAGGCGTAACTCGTTCCGCAGAAAGGCTTGCAGAGTTCCGTAGGATTTGGAAAGAGGAACTACAGGCTCAGGCAGAGAAGGAAGCTAAGAAAGCTGAAGCTCAGGGGCTTGAAGTAAACAAAGTAAAGCTTACTCCTGAGGAAGAAGATATTCAATTCAATGCGTGGCTCTGGGATGAAGCTAGAAAGGCAGGATATGGATATAGAGATCAGAATCACTCTGGTCACTCTGTAGGCAACTTTAGTGATGATGCTAGAGACTTCTCTTTTCAGAAACGAAGGATGCCTTGGGATACCTCTTATAAAGATCATTCTGGCTTCTCTCTGAATAAAGATATTGTTGATGTCTCTGGCAGATACTTTAATCGTACTGCGGGGTTACTTGCAGAGAAACGAGTATACAACAGAGACTTCTCAGAGGGACTTGAGCATATCAATAAGATGGCTGATGACTATTGGGTAAAGAATACCAATAGACGTCCTGAGGGTGAGGATGAACTTCGTGAGGCTCTTAATGTCATGCATAGGCGTGCCTATGGTATGGCTATTAATCCCAACAGAGCTAACTTCACTACTGGGGATGCTCTTGCAGATATCATGAAGCAGTTAGCTTTCTCCTCCTTTGGTACTCTCATGGGTATCCTTAACTACGGTGAAGTTGGAGCAGCATTTCAGGCATATGGTGCAGGTGCTCTCATTAGAATGATCCCAGGGGTACATGAGACTGTCCAAAGATGGGGCAACGGTTTATTCACTAAGAATGATATTACCGCTATTAAGGATCACCTTATTGGAAGGGAACTTTATGATACCTTAGATGCCGCAGAGATCATGAGACGTAACGCAGAGAAATATCGTAACATTAATCCCTATATGGCTAAGGCTGTAGGGATCTTTAATGTTATTGCAGACTACTCCCCTGCTGCTCAGATTCAGAGGTACACTAATAACACTATCATTGATACAGTCGTTAGTTGCTTCCTTGGGGAGTTCATGCAGAAGGCTTATGGGCGTACTGCGGCTCACAGAGGATTCCTTAGAGATATCGATCTTAAGAGAGTAGGGATTACTAAAGCTGATCTTGATTATACCCTAATGGCTAGCAAGAGATTCTTTAGGTACGATGAGACAGCTAAGACACCTATGCTCAAGAAAGGTACACGATTGGCTGACTTCAGAGATGACGATAAAGCTATGAGTGTATTGCGTAAGCTCACTAACTACGCTATTGAGGAGACCCTTCAGAGACGCAAATTAGATGATGTCTTTACGTGGCAGGTAGCTAATAATCCTGTAGTGTCTATGGCTCTCCAGTTTAAGACCTTCGCAGTGCAGTCCTATAATAAGCGTTTCGTTAAACTAATGAACCGCTGGGAAGAAGAGGGTAACCTTGCTGCATTGAATAGCTATCTCACCTCTAGTGCTCTTACAGGTGCAATTACGTTAGCTCAGGTTAACCTTAGAGCCTTGGGTATGGAGGATGAAGCTAAAGAGCAGTACCTTCAGAACACCTTAGGTATTGGCTCTATAGATGACTTGAGTGACCCTGATGCACTTACTACATTCTTAATGCAGGCATTCTTTAATAGAAATCCCTATACAGCCTCTATGGCTCTTGCATTGAATTCTGTAGGTATTGGTACATCAGCTAAGACTACAGCTCAAACTAGAGATACCTTAGGTGAAGATTCTAACTACATCAAGTGGAATGGTATCGCTAATACTGTCTTAGATATGTTCCCTGCATTGCGCTATGGTGAATCTCTTGCCTTTGGTGGCTTGGGTACATACAGCAGAATTCAGGATATGGTTCTTAATGATTCTACCTATAAGGATCGAAGGGATATCGCTAGGTATATCAAGAGGTCTACATCAACTATCCCAAATATACCGGGGATAACTAATGCAATTAAGTCCTTCGTTAATGACGATCTAGAGGACTACAAATATGGATATTAATATTTAATGGCTTCCACTATTATCATCTATGAGGGGGACGGTACTACTACTGATTTTCCCGTCCCCTTTGATTATCTAAAGAAGTCTTTCGTTACTGTACGATTAGGCACTGGCACTCCTCTTACTGGGGGTGACTATGGTGACACTGGCAGTGACTATTACTTCCTAGATAAAACTATGATTAGACTTAAGGTAGCTCCTGCATCAGGAGAAGCCTTAACAATCCGAAGATATACCTCAGCTACTGAACGAGTAGTCACCTTTAAGGATGCCTCCATTCTTAAGGCTACTGACTTGGATACGTCTCAGGTGCAGGCATTTCATATCGCTGAAGAAGGTCGAGATATCCTTGAGGATTCCCTTAGTGTCAACCGAGAGGGAAACTGGGACGCTAAGGGTAAACGTATCATCAATGTAGGTACTCCTGAAGCTGATTCTGATGCTATGACCTATGGTATCTACAAAGCTGATGCATTAGGTGCCCTTCACTCAAAGATTGCCGCAGAGAAAGCTAGAGACAGAGCTGTTGAAGCTGAGACTAACTCTAAGAAGTCCGAAGAGAATGCTAAGCTGTCTGAGACAAAGGCTAAGACTTCTGAAGAGAATGCTGTAAGTGCCTCTGCTCACGCTGATGAAGTAAGGACTGAGAATAGAGCTATCATTAAGGAAGCTAGAGAGATCATTGCAGAGGATCGGGTTCTCCATAAGGAAACCAAAGATAACACTGCAATCACTGTAGCAAGAGCTGATGAGGCTGTCCTTAGTGCTAAGAACGCCAAGGACTCTGAAGTTAATGCTAAGAAGTCCGAAGAGGCAGTTACTTCAGTAGCTAATGTCATTGTCCCGATTGCTCCTGAGATTAAGGTAGTAGCTGATAACATTGATAGTGTTGTTACTGACTCAAATAGTATTGACAACATTAACATTGTAGGTAGCGACCTTACAGGGTCTCTTTCAGATACTCTCTATGATGACTATGGTGACTTAGGGGAACCAAGTGTTCCCTTACCGACAATCACTGGTGGTAACATCAAGGTTGTTGCAGACAACATTGAGTCAGTCCGTACTGTTGCAGGCTTAGCTCCTGACTTTGAGACGGTTATTGAGTCAGTTAACACTGTCACTAGTCTTACCACAAGAGCTGAGAAGGCATCTAAGAGTGCTGAAACAAGTGCTACTAATGCTGGTGCCTCTGCGACTAACGCTCAGGCATCTAAGGTGAGTGCATCAGGTAGTGCTAGTCTTGCTAAGGACTGGGCTAACAAGATGGATGGCACTGTTGATGATACTGAGTATTCTGCTAAGTATTATGCCAACAAGGCTAAGACTGATGGTGGTCAGGCGGTCAATCAGGCTGTTGCCTCAGCTGTCAAGCAGGTGACTGATGAGGGTACTAAGCAGGTTAACTTAGCTAAAGCTGAAGTAACTAAGGCTACTGCTCAGGCTACCATTGCTACTAAGGCTTCTGAAGCTGAAGCTAGTGCAACATCTGCTAGTACATCAGCTGGTCAAGCAGATGCTAGTGCAAAGAGTTCTGCTAAGAGTGCTGAGTCAGCTACCACACAGGCTACTGCAAGTGCTAACTCAGCTAAGGCGGCTAAGCTCTCTGAAGACACTGCGGCTACCCATAAGGAATCTGCTAGTAGCTCTGCAAATAAGGCTAAGGCTTCTGAAGATGAAGCTAAGAAACAGGCAGACTTAGCTAGAAGTTATGCTAATCAGGCATCTACAGGACAGCTTCAGTCTGACTGGGATCAGTCCGATAGTACTCAGAAGGATTTCATTAAGAATAAGCCTGATCTGAGTACCTATGCTACAGCCACAGCTCTTAGTACAGGTCTTGCAGGTAAAGCTAACAAGGCTCATACTCATGCTGTAGCTGATGTTACTGGTCTTCAGACAGCTCTCGATGGCAAGCAACCTAAGGGTGACTATGCTACCTCTAAAGCTCTCACAGAGGGTCTTGCAGGTAAAGCTAATACAGCACATACCCATACGATAGCTAATGTGACTGGTCTTCAGGATGCACTTAATGGTAAACTTAGTGTAGCTACTTTTGAAGGATTTGTAGATTACGGGGACTTAGGTACCCCTTAAAGTGAATTATGGCAATTAAACAAAGAAAACAATTAACTGGTACTACTGCACAGATCAATGCTTATGCTGGTGTTGAGGGTCAGTTAGTCTGGGATAAAACAAAGAAGAAGTGGGTGGGCATGAGTGGTACTGCTGGTACTAACTACCCCATGGCATCCGAAAGTCATACACACAGTATCTCTAATGTGACTGATCTTCAGACTGCCCTTGATGGTAAGCAACCTAAGGGTGACTATGCTACCTCTAAGGCTCTCACAGATGGTCTTGCAGGTAAGGCTAATAGCTCCCATACGCATACTAAGGATCAGATTACGGACTTCCCTACGATCCCTGATGCCATTCTTAAAAAGGGCAATAGAGGGGCTATTGCAGGTTATGAGCAGTGGACTAAAGCAGGCGCTACTACAACTCTCAATGTTTCTAGTGGTGACTCGTTGCTGATGGAAACTGCAGGTGCGGCGGCTACTATCAATGTGCAGGTGGGCCCTATTGATCAGGTAGCTACTAAACTTGTTTGGGTGTCTTTGTCTGACAAAAGCATTACGATTAATGGTATCACAGGCTGGTTTGGAGAAGCCGCCCCGACCTTAAATAAGAGTAATACCGTGTTGCTGTTTTTCTTTCACGACGGTTATGTTGAGTGTAGACTTATTGGCCATTGGGATTAACCATGATTAGATACACGTATAAAGATAAGAAGTACACTAGTCTGTACACTCTTCGTCAGGCTATTTGGGATAACGATCACACTATCTTTGGTGATCTCACTGACGAGCTTAAGAATCGCTTTAACATCACCGAAGAAGAATACGATCCTCGTGATGAATGGACGGATAATCAGTGGGCTGATATGGTTCGTAGAAAGAGAGACTCTATAATCTCTGGTACGGACTACTACATCCTCCCTGATTACCCCAGTACCCCTGACGGTATTGAAGCTGTGAAGCGGTACAGACAGGATCTTAGGGACATTACTCTTCAGAGTGGGTTCCCTAGGAATGTCCAGTGGCCTTCCCTTCCGAGTGCCCTTAGTAGAGCCAAGGGTTTGGCTACTATTGGTCTTGCTAAGGTGGGGGTGTAATATGCTGAATAAAGAGCTTCTTATGGTGGGGAGTGGATCTTTAGATCCTGTGTTGTCTATCTATATATCACCAGATATCTATTATTCGCCATCCGTATCTGGTATGCTTTCTTCTGGGGAATCTTTTTATGTAAATAACCCTGGTGAGACGACATTCAAGTTCTCCGAGATAGACCTAACTGCAGTTATCTCAATCAGATACAACGAGGATGTGCAACTTTCCACCACCAATTTAATGTCAGCGTCTGCATCCTACAGTGGATGGGATGAGCGAGCACCATCAATTATGTTGGAGTCCCTCCGTATAAGGGACAGGACACAGTCCGCTAGTATATCGCTAGTGTAGTTTGCTATAGTGCCCCGAGAGGTGCGCTCTAAGTTACCTCTCAGAATGCTAGGCTTTTCAGTAGCTATAGCCTTATAGCATTCTAGTTTAACCTAAGCTACTAAACTATTAACACTAGCTTTATGCTAGGAAGCAAATATATTATGGCAGAATTTGCTTCTAAGGGTGTTGCAGGCTCAGGTCTCGGTCTTGGTATTGCAGGTACGGCCCTTGGTCTCCTCAATAACGGAGGTAACGGCGGTGGTGGCCTTGGTGGTCTCTTTGGTAACAACAATCAGACTACCGTCTCTGCTCTTCAGGCTGAGAACTACTCCGACAAGAATGCCAAAGAAGTCTATATGCAGTCTTTGACTGACAACCGTAGACTCCGTGATGAAACCTTTGCTTACCTCAAGCCTCTTGCCGATGAATCCGCGAGCAACCGTGTTGAACTCGCTAAGCTTCAGGCAGAACTTAAGTGTTGCTGTGAGAAGCAGTTTGCTAAGGCACAGTTCACGGATAAGAGCCACACTAATTAAATAACTAAATACACTATGGAACATGAAGATTATTAAGAAAGACGGTACTGTAGAAGGTTGGAACGGAGAGAAGATCAAAGAAGCTGTCTATAAGGCGGCTGCTAGAGTGAATCAATATGTGGAGCCTGATGTTCTTAACAAACTGGTTGAGAAAGTTCACTCTTGTTTAATTATTGATAGAGATGCCCCAACTAAAGACCTTCATAAGGAAGTAATTCATTACTTGAAGTACTTTGGGTTGACTGATGTAGCGAATTCATATCAAGAATATAGAGACTATAAAAATACTTATGCTAAATCATTTGAGAAAGTTAAAGATGAAGCTGATAACGTGCTTCTACTTGGGGACAGAGAGAATGCTAACTTCGATAGCTCTCTGGTGTCAACAAAAGGCTCGCTCATTAAGGGATACCTTACAAAAGAGCTCTATCGACAATTCTATCTTAGCAAGGAAGAAAAAGAGTTAACTAAGCGTGGCGATATCTACATTCACGATATGCGAGATATGCTCATGGGTTCTGTCAATTGCTGCCTGTTTGATATTGGGAATGTCCTTAGGGGTGGCTTTAGTATGTCCAATGTGGACTACACGGAACCTACGAGTGTATTGAGTGCACTTCAGGTTATCGGTGACATCACTCTTGTGGCTACTGCACAGCAGTTCGGTGGATTCACCCTTGCAGAGATCGATAAGGTTCTCCTTCCGTATGCTAAGAAGACCTACGATAGCGCATTTAAGAAATACTTCGAACAATGCAACATGGAGTATGATGAATCCTGTGCAATGGCTATGGGGGATCTCAGGCGTGAACTTGAACAAGGCTTCCAGTCCCTTGAGCTGAAGCTCAATACTGTTCCGTGTTCTCGCGGTGACTTCGCATTCACTACGCTTACCTTCGGTACTTGGGACATCATGATGGATGACCTTGATAGAGGCATCATGCGGATGATTGGTGAGACTATCCTTAAAACTCGCATGAGGGGGCATGGAGGTAAACAGGTGGTGTTCCCTAAGCTTGTCTTCCTCTATGATGAAAATAAGATCAATGAAGATGAAGATCACAAGGAGCTCTTTGAACTTGCTGTGAAGTGTTCCAGTAAGTGCATGTACCCTGATTATCTTAGCTTGAACCATGGTAAGGCTGCAGACATCTACAAGCGTACTGGAGCCATTACTTCGCCGATGGGATGCCGGGCGTACCTCACTGAATGGCACGATAAGGAGGGCAAAGCTATTACTGTTGGTCGATGCAACATTGGTGCTGTGTCTTTGAACCTTCCGTTGATCTGGCAGGTTGCCAAGAACGAGAACAAGAATTTCTTCAATGTCCTTAGTGATCGTATGGAAGTCATCAGAGAATTCTTTAAGAAACGCTATGATATCATCAGACACACTAAAGCTTGTACCAATCCTATGGCATTCATGCAAGGAGGGTTCTATAAGGGGAACCTTAAGGCAGACGATGAGATTGGTGATTTGGTCAACTACATGACTGCATCCTTTGGTGTTACTGCTCTCAATGAACTTAATATCCTTGCTACTGGTAAGACACTCTATCAGGATCCATGGTTTGCTGAGGGTGTACTTAAGCATATCAATGATAAGGTAGAGCAGTTCAAGAAGGAAGATGGATATCTTTATGCTATCTATGGAACGCCTAAACAAGTGTGGGCACGTCCTGAGTAATTAGGAACGTAAAATTGTGTGGACTCGCTAAAATGCGAGGTGTCTCGAAAGAGGCTAACGGGGAAGGCTAAGGCGCTTGCTATGCTAATCCCGTGGAGTTTAATAAATGCAATATAAAAAACTATCAAACTATTCAAAGTACCTGTTTTCTGAAGATGGTAATATTTATAGGATTAGAAAAGATCACCTTCAGAGGTTAAAGCTCTCAAAGCACCCTAGTGGATATACATATAAAAACCTCTATGATGACTCAGGGCGACAGAAAACTTTTAGAGTACATAGGCTGATCGCAAAGCTCTTTATTGATAACTCCCTAAATAAACCCTATGTTAACCATAAAAATGGTAAAAAAGATGATAACCGGGTAGAGAATTTAGAGTGGATGACTAATGGCGAGAATGTGCATCATGCCTATGTTAATGGGCTTTGGAAGCCGGTTAAACGGCAGAAACACTCAAGATTTGTGAGAGTAACCCGTTGGGGTACTCAAATATTCTACGGCTCGTCTAGAGACGCCGCGAAATTCTTAGGTTGTTCGGTGTCCTCTATAACAAGAGCATACAAAGAATACAACGGAGTGCTTAGAAAATATAATTGCTTTATTACGCTCTGTAACGACTATCCCAAGGCTTGCCAAAAAGAAGCAAAAGGAGTACGGCCGGAATCGGTGGGTGAGAGCCCCTTAAATGGAAGCACACAACCCCTTAGTAATAAGGGTGATGATATAGTCTAATCCCCTAATAAATATCGGGAAACCGAGGGTATAAATGGCAGAAAATTTATGTGGTGTACAAGCTAAACAATATGCTGAGTACACCGGAGATAACCAGTTTGGAGAGTACTTCACTAACAGCTTCCATATGCACGTTAGTGAGCCTATCACCCCTTTTGAGAAACAAGATGCTGAATATGAGATGTTCCATATGTGCAACGGAGGCCACATTCAGTATGTCCGAGTGACTAACCCTGAGAACCTTCAGGCACTTAAGGCACTGATCTTACGAGGTATGGAGAAAGGGTTCTATCAGGGTATTAACTTTGACAGTGCCTATTGTGAGGACTGCGGTAAGCATTCAACTAATGTCATGAATAAGTGTCCACACTGTGGATCTACTAACTTGTCTGTCATTAGTCGTGTTTGCGGATACCTAGGGTACACTAAAGCTAATGGGAGTACTCGTATGAACGATGCTAAGTTAGCTGAAATTAAAGACAGAGTATCAATGTAACGATGAACTACGCTAAGATAGATACCTGTAGTATGACTAATGGGGATGGCATGGGGGTAGACCTGTTTGTCTCAGGATGCTCCTTATGCTGCCGAGGGTGCTTCAACAAGAAAGCTCAGGATCCCCAATACGGTCAAGAGTTCACTGAAGATACTCTAGACACCCTCCTAGATGCTCTTAAATCGCCCTATATTGAACGATTGAGTATCTTAGGTGGTGACCCCTTAGAGCCCTATAACAAACACGCTGTAGAGCAAATCCTGAAGCGTGTGAGGGATGTCTATGGGGACACTAAGAGAATCTGGTTATGGACAGGACGTACCTATGAGGATATCAAAGATGAACCCATCTTGGATTATGTTGATGTTCTCATTGATGGCAAATTTGAATTAGATAAAAAGGAAAAACATGAATACCACGGCTCTAGCAATCAGCGAGTCTTTAGAATATTCCACAGAGTCTCTTGTGGACACGATGCAGAGATTGTTCGACAAGGTTCACCCTTCAGGGACGAACGGAAAGCTCTATCCTAAGCTCATCCTTGAGGAGTTTGAAGAATGGGCAGAGGAAGCTTCAGATTGCCCTGAGGACTTCAAAGAACTCTGTGATCTTATCTGGGTTTGCATCATGTATGCTATTGAACATAAGTATCCTCTTGAGTTAGGCATGAAGGCTCTTGCAGAGGAATTCATGAGCAAGATGGTTGATGACAACGGTAACCTTTGTCCTACCTATAGAGCTGATGGTAAGATGCTTAAGGGAAAGCATTTCCACAAAGCAGACTTTAGGAAGCTCTTAGGTGTAGCTTCATGAGATTTCTAGATATAGGATCTACAGTTGAAGATGGGGGATCCCCAGTAAAGGATATTATTAGTATGTCTCCCCCTATAGCTGTCACAGGGGTTACATTTTTAGGGGTAGCCCTTAGTGACTGGGTTTACATAGGTACCATTGTGTACACTATAGTAGGCATTATAACAATGATAAAGAAGCACTGGGTAGGCCCATACCTAGCTGCTAGGAGAGTGAGAATCAATGAAAAACAAAGAATCATTAGACAGAGAGAGCTTGCTGAGCTTGATTCAGGACAACATGTTGGAGAACATGCTGAACGATCTTAAAGACCCAGAGAAACGTAACCCTCAGCTATACAATGCGATTATCAAGGAGCTGCAGAGAAATGGCATCAATTGTGTCCCTAAAGCAGGTGAAGATGGAGACAATGCATTAGCATCCTTACTGAAGGCTACTAAAGAGAACTTTGAGTTAGACTATGGAGCTAATGGCCTTGTCAACTAAAGCATTGATTCCATACTTTAATAGTTTTCCACTGTTCTGTAGCTTAGTTTGGCAGACTATTGGGTTGCCACAGACTACTCCTATTCAGGTAGATATTGCTAAGACACTACAGCATCCCCCTAATGATAGATTCATTCTTATGGGGTTCCGAGGGGTAGCTAAGAGTTTCATTACATGTGCCTATGTGGTATGGTGCCTATGGAAGAACCCTCAGCTCAAGATTATGGTTGTCTCAGCTAATAAAGAAAGAGCTGATGCAAACGCTACCTTTATTAAGAAGATCATTAATGAGCTGCCATTCTTAGAGCACCTAAAGGCACGAGATGGACAACGGGATACTCAGAATCTCTTTGACGTTGGCCCAAGTAAACCCGATCATAGCCCCTCAGTTAAATCCGTAGGTATCAAAGGACAGCTTACAGGTTCTCGTGCAGATATCATTGTTAGTGATGACGTAGAGGTACCGAGCAACAGTTTCACTCAGGTATTGAGAGATCAGTTGTTCGAGTTAGTGAAGGAGTTTGACGCTGTTATCAAACCTAATGGCACCATCATTTACCTTGGTACCCCTCAGAATGAAATGTCTCTCTATAATGAACTTCAGGAGAGAGGGTACACTGCTATCATCTACCCTGCAAGATATCCTTATGACGATATCCAGAGAGCTAACTATGGTACACGTCTAGCTAAGTTCATTGCAGACAAGTATGACAGTGATCCTGAGAAGTACGCAGGTAAGCCTACAGATCCCCTTAGATTCAATGAAGAGGATCTACAGAAACGAGAGCTGTCCTATAGAAGAGCAGGGTTCCTGATGCAGTTCATGCTAGACACTAGCTTATCTGATGCTGATAAGTACCCATTGAGACTTAGAGATCTCATTGTAGGCACCTTCAGTACAGATGAAGCACCTATGAAACTTACATGGATGCCTGATCCTGCTCGTAAGGTCTCCCTTCAGGAGATCCCAAAGGTAATGGGACTAAAGGGAGATGCCTATTATATGTGCCACACAGCTTCCCCAGAGATGGAGAAGTATACCTATAAGATGATGTGTGTTGATCCGTCTGGACGTGGTGAATTGTCTTGCCTCGTCATTAAATAAAACCCTTAAATTCGGTGAACGTCTCTAAGAGATAATACCGAGCCAAGCCTAATTTAGGAAGGTGTAACGACTATTATGTACCGCTGAGTGTTAGTGGGAAACAGGGGTGAAAAAGATATAGTCTGGCCTTATGGGCGACCATAAGAAAGTAATTAACAACTACTAAACATAAATATGAAAATCAACAACTTTAGAGCTAAAACCCGTTTGTACAAAGTGTACCATATTCACGAAAAAGGTAATAACGACCTAGCAAGTGGATATGTTGGCATTACTAGAAGATCTTTGAATTATAGACTCTCACAACACTTCTGCTCAAAGCGTCCTGTAGGAGAAATCCTTAGGAACCTTGGTAAAGAAAATGTTGAGATCTCTCTAATTAAGATGCTCCCTAAAGCTGAAGCTCTTAACATGGAATATGTGTTGAGACCTGAGCTAAACATGGGTTGGAACAGAAGGGCAGGTGGCGATGTTGCTACCGTAAGATGCCCTGTTTGCAACAAGTATCTGCCTAACCGTAGAACAGGTACTGTATGTAGAGAGTGCTTTGATACTAGGTTCAAAAAGGGGGGTATGCCCCATAACTATGGTACCGGTAAGCGCTATCTTATTACAGACCCTAATGGTAACACCTATACCCCAGAATCTCTTGTGGAGTTCTGTAAGGAACATGAACTTACACCTCAGAACCTTCGTAAGGTAGCTAAGGGAACCCGTAAGCATCATAAAGGGTGGAAAGCTGTTGAAATTTCATAGAACCGAAAGACGAAACAGGTTATGCAGTATTGTATTACCTTAATGGTTACATCTACGTGATGGAAGCAGGAGGTCTCCTAGGGGGATACTCTGATGTAGTCCTAAATAAACTAGCGACCACTGCTAAGAAATGGAAGGTTAATGAGGTAGTCATTGAAGGGAATTTCGGGGACGGGATGTACCTCAAACTATTTGAGCCTGTCCTTAGGAAGGTCTATAAGGAATGCGGTACTAAAGAAGTTAAGTCAAAAGGACAGAAAGAAGTACGCATCATAGATACCCTAGAGCCTGTCCTAGGTAACCATAAGATGATAGTTACCCCGGAGTGCATCAACAGGGATATCGATAGTGTCCCTGAAGGTGACTACAAGTATGCACTATTCTATCAGATGACTAGGATTACCTCAGACAGAGGAGCACTAGTTCACGATGATAGATTGGATGCCTTAGCTATAGGTGTCAAGTATTTAGTAGATTTCATGGGAATTGATGCTGATGAAGGAATAAATGAAGTAACTTCAGAATGGCTAGAGGAATCTTTGGAAGCCTTTCATGGGTTTATTACAAGAAAAATAGGAATAAATACAATTACAGAAAATGTAAGAGAATCAGGTACTTCCAAGGGATTCAATAAATACAAATATTCAGAGGGATACAAGTTTACAAGATAAAATCATCCCTATAAGGGTGAAGTGACTACTCCGAATAAAATCTCCACTCCCAGAAGGGGCCAGAAAAAGGTATATATAAGATATCTACCTGACCCCCTCCTGACAAAAAATAAGAAAATAATAATTAAAAAAATAATGGGGTTACCTATAGCCCCTTTGAGATATTCTAAAGGGGATCATAAAGACTAACTTTAGATTTTTCTTTATGTTTCCTTTTAGTTAACTCAAAGTATCCATATGAGACCATTGAATCATAAACTGGTAGTAGCTATCAAGATCATCATTATTATTGTCCTTTTAGTGGTTTCCTTATTGAATGGTGATGTAGGGACAGTTGATGCACTACTTAGAGCTGCTGTAGGTGGATTACTATAGTCACAGCTAGCAAGCTAGCCCTTTAAGGGGGGCCTATAGTTAGCCTATAGTCACAGCTAGCAAGCTAGCCACTTTAAGGTGTACCTTAAGTTAACCCTTAGGGTACGCCTCCTTATGTTAGCTTGCTATCTCTTGACGATAACTTGTGGTTAACTCTAGGGTAACTTAAGTGTAACAACAGATACCTTTAGGTAAACTAAGGGTCACCTTGATTAGAATTTTATAATAAATTTGTAAGGTGGCACCTTAAGACAGACACGGGCGTGTGTCCCCCCATAGGGTGCCTCGAGATTCCTCATTGCTGCTCATATACACCTGCTGCCTAATTTACGTATATATGTGTAGGCGTGCGTAAGGGTGCCCAAGGGGTAGCTTTAGGGGAGCCTTAGGGGAGCCTTAGGGGAGCCTTTAGGGGAGCCTTAGGGGAGCCTTAGGGGAGCCTTAGGGGAGCCTT